ACTTGTGGATCATCCATCCCTTTACGATTTTTTACCAATCTAGCAACGATGGCACGATTCTCATACTTTCTAGCTTGCTGTGTTCTTAATCCTCTTGCTTTCTTATATAAATCACCAGCAAGTGGTTCTGTCTGCAAATCAATTAATTTTTTAACAATGGTTTCATCTCTTATGCCAGCAGCATCATCAAACTTAGCTATGCCACTAATCTCACGCCTGAAGTCCTCCATCTTGCCAACGGTTGCTGGTATTGCACTAAGGTTACCGTTGGCATCCTCTGATGCTATTCCGCTTTTTATCATAATGCCACGAACTGAATCTGTTACAGCAGCAGACGGTACTGCTTTAGGTTTGCTATTTAAATAATCAATAACTGATAGCTGTGTAGGTGTTCCATCAATCTCAAAGTCAACACGTGTGCCTGGATTAACTTCTACACTAGCCTCTGGTGATTTTCTAGCTTGTTGATACGCCACTCTTGTTTTTGCTTTAGCATTTGATAACCCTTCAGAAAGTGCTTTAACAACTGAACTACCAGTTGCAGACATATCTAAAAGCTGTGCATCAGTCATCTCAGCTATTGCATCAAAGTTTTGCAATGCTTGTAGATTGTTTTCCTCTGCACGTGATCGTAATGGCTCACCTAGTGGGCCTTTCATTTGCTCTTTTTCAAAAGCCAATTGACCAGCTTCTCTTGTTGCTGCGCCTCTAGTTAATGTTACAGGTACAGGTAATGCCTCTGCTGTAGCAACACGCCTTTGAGCCTCTGGTGTGGCTGCAGCACCTGCTGATACTCTTGGTGCAGTAGGAGTTGTTGGTTCAATGCCAAGTGTTTCACGCACTGCTGTAGCTGCTGTTTTAATAGGTTGAGCCATAGCTTGCACTGGTTTAGCAATAGCTTGACCAGTTGCCCTACCTGCTTGCTGTACTGCGGCTGCACCACGCTGTGCTGTGGCCTGTGTAATAGGTGCTGCTGACCTTAATGCTTGTGTTACTGCTCTAGGTGCTGCAATCATCGGTAAAACTGGTGGCAATGTTTCAGCTAAGAACTCCCCAGTTTCCTGCACCATCTCTTGTCCAGCTTGAGTACGAGGTGCGTATGTTAATGCTCGACCACCTGCTGCGGCAGCTTCCTCTACAGCTCTAACTGCTTGTGGTGTGCCAAAATCACCAGATAGGATTTGTTTAGTTAGTTCATTACCAGTGCCAACGATAGTGCCAAATGTGCCACCAGTTGCGCCTGTAAGCAACGTAAGCGCAGTTTCACCAGCACCAACGAGTTGCTCACCAAGTGTTGGCTCTTGTGGCAATGGTGCAGCTTGTTGTTGAAATGTGGTGGTTGTTTCCTCTTGCTTTGCAAGCTGATAAGCCTGTGCCACCGTATCAAATTCAGGCGTTCCACGTTTAGCAGAATTTTTTACAATCCATGCTGCGTAATCATCAGCCGTTGCCATTATCTGCCCTCTAAGATTCTATCTGCTGCTGATCTAACGTCATTAACAGCACGACCAATAGTATTTACTGGTGGAGTTGGTGCAAACTCATTAGGAATTTGTTGACCTGTTGGAGTAGCCCTTTGTGCAGGTGCTTTATAGCGTTCATTAACATCAGTAACTACTCTTTGAGTAAAGTCATTAAATGATTCATTAGGTTTTGTTGCGTAATCACCAGCAATAAACGTATCTCTTGCACGTGTTAAAACACCATTGTTGTTTGCAAGCCAATCTGTTTTAGCATTGGCTACAGATGCGTCAATGTCCTGCAATTTAGCCATACCACGTAGGAAGTTAGATAAGTCGGTAGCAGATGCAGTTTCGCTTGGAAAGCCTTTTAATGCTAATGCAATATCACGATCAGTTGCTGGGCCTGGTGGCAGAGCTTTAATAGCTGCCGTATTACGCAGCCGAGTGTACTCTTGTTTAAGTTGTGTCATCCCACCTTGAAAACCACCAAGTTTTTTCAAGTAATCAGATGCGCTTGATGCAATACCATAGTTACCACCTTGGGCTGTTATGCGTTGTGCTAAATCATTAAATTGATTTGCTGATTGTTTAGATGCTGCTGCATTAACGGCAGATGTATTAATTGCTGTGCGTACATCAGGAGGTAGGTTTCTCTCTGCTGCTTTTATTTGTGCAAGTTTTTCATTAACCGTTGCGGCAGTAGTTTGTTTGTCTAAAGCAAGTTTGGCAGCTCTATCATTAATCTGACTTTTAAGATTATTTACATTCCATTTTTTTGCATCAAGATCAGCAAATTCTTGTTGTAGTGCAAATTGCGCCTTAACATCTGCTGACTTAGCATCAGCTTGTGATTTCAATAAATCAGCAGCCGCTTTATCTTTTGCTGTGACAGCAGTTGCTTGAGCTGAAGTTGCTTTTGCTACAGCCTCATCTGCGTCTGCTATTGCTTTAGTTAAAGTACTAGGTGCTGTTTTACTTAATGTGATTGCATCAACTGTTTTCTTAAAGCGGTCTGGGTCAATCATTGTCAATGCAGCATTAACCCCAGCTTGTGCAGAAGTTGTATCACCACGATCTATAGCATCTAAAATCTGCTGATAAACAAGTGGTGATTCGCCAGAGTTCTTTTTAGCTTCAATGATTACTTCAAGTTTGCTTTTAGCTACATTAGGATTAGCCCTTTCTAGGGCAGTTGATATTTCAAAGCCTTGATTAAAGTCATTCTTAACCTTTTCCTCACCATAAGCCTTACGTGCAGCTTCAGTTGATTGATACTGCTTAGGGTATTTAAGCGTAAATTGAGCAAATTTTTCTTGAGTAGGATTGTTTATAGTTTCCTCTAAGTCAGTTCTATATTGCGCTGCTTGAGTACGTAAATCACTTGCCTCTTTAGCTTTAATGATTGTGTCACTAAGCTCCTCGATGCCTTTGCCAATATCTACCTGCGGAAACATTCCAGCATAATCAATCGGTTTCTGTAATGGATTTATAGCCATATAATTTTCCTAAAAAACACCTGCAGATTTCATACCTGCGACTGACTTACCAATGCTTATTAAATCACCAAATGCTTGTCTATTTACATTGCCTCTAGCTATTTGACCGCCAGCCGTAGCTGCACCTTGGTTTGCAAGTAGGTTAGCAATTGAGTCTGCTGAAGCCATACCTTGTTCAGCTTGACCTGCTGCTGATGCTTGACCTAGTTTAGTAAAGCCACCAAGCCTACCGTATTGTTGTTCAATGAGTGAGTTAAGTATTTGCGGTCTAAATTCACTTAAGGCTGCTTGCACATTACCACCACGCAAGCCACCAGTAGCAGCAGCATTTTGTAAGATAGCACTTTCACCTTGTCGTGTTAGTGCTTGAAAAATAGGGGATTGTTCCTGTTGAGCTATTGCTGCCGCTTGTGCCTCTGGGCCAGCTAACCCAATTAATGCTTTTTGAGCCGCCATTGATTCAGTGCCAGCAGTCACATACGGTGACATTAACTCGACTAGCTTGTCAAACTGCCTACGTTGCTCATCAATGCCAGCCTGTGCAGCCGCAGCTTGCGTAGCAGCACCAGCTTGAGCAGCCTTACCAGCCGCCTTAGCACCAGTAATACCGCCAACTACATCACCAACTAAATCGCCAACAAAACTCATGCTGTTCTCCATTCCTGCCGAGTCATACCCAGCACATAAACGTCTTTAACTATGCCACCTTGTACACACGCACAACGTCTGCAACCTTCGTTTTTAAAGCCTAGTTTCAAAGCAAAGTTCTTTGCCGCCTCTAAGCCTTCAATAATATAAACAGTTACACGCAAAATAGGATGGGCAAAAGCCCATGCCAAACACGCTTCAGCTAAATTGCGAGATTCTTTAAGTGATGATTTTTTAAGCAATGAGTGAAGTTCTAATTCAACTGCACTCTGTTTAATAACCATAAATGCGCCAGCAAAGGTTTTACCTATCCATGCAGACAAGTAAGTAACATTAGGGTGGATGATGGGTGCGGCAGGTCGGTGATCGTGACCAATCTTATTGATATAAGGGTCAGCATACACTTCCAGCAAATGCTCGTCTGTAATTGATTCTGTAACAGATACTAGCATCATGTCTCCTAATAGGGCATTGGGAGCTGCTGGTTGCTCATTAAACTCAGCGCACTTATTTTCTCACACTGACGCATTTTGTCAATCATCCTCTTTTTCTTCCCACGCCTGGCACACTCGCATATCATTGCAGATGAAGTTTAGCTTTTCACAATGACCTCTAAAGCCATAACCCTCATCATAGCCAGCCATTGGTATGCGTTCAATCTTAACCTGCGTCATTACGCTATTGTCATAATACTCACAGTTAGAGCAGTGCTTACGTCTAGCGTCTTTTTCATCGCATTGCATAGCCTCTGCTAAAGCAGCATAAAACTCTTTATTCTCGCTTGGATCGTTGCTTGGCATTTCAGGGCCATAGTTCCAATCCTGTACTGCAATAGCAAAGTTCTTTTTATTCTCTGCGGTGGTTACAAACTCCTCCTCAGTAGGCAAGCCCATAAAACCTTTAGGCATCATTAAAAAATCTTTCATGTTAACTCCTTAAGTAATCTCTCTGCCAGACGATCTAATCGTTAAAGCAG